CCCTCCCCGCCGCTGAGAGCATTCCGCCGCTCTGCTGCCCCGGCATCCCGACAGAGGGCCGGGTCTGCTTAGGTGCCCCGCCAGCGCCCCTGGGACGCCCCGCAGGGCCACGGACGGTCGAAGCCAGCATCGGACCCTCGGACCCGCTCGCCTCGCCCTGCTGGCCCATAGCGGCAGCGAGTTCCTCGGGGTGGAACAACTGTCCGAACCCGGGCGCGTTGAACGTATCACCGATCCGGTCGAGAAGCTCGGGCCAGTCCACGCCGGTCGGCGCTTGAGCCATCATCTGGACGAGGTTCGGGATCAACGACATCAACTCCATCGTGCGCCGCTGGAGGAGCCCCTGGTCGGTGCGCTCCATCGAGTAGGGCTCGATGTCCAGTTCGAGGTCATCGAAGGTCGCCCCGCTCTCGTCGTCAGTGTCGCCACCGATGAAGAACGGAGTCTCGCCCTCAGGGACGGGGTTGCCGTCCTTCTCCATCTCGTCGGCGGCGTCTTCTCCCAGGGGGATCATCACCTTGCCTGAGTGGTAGAGATACCACGACACGGTGCGGAGGGCGCGGACGATGCCGTCCTGCCACTGCTGGACGATGAAGTCCATTCGCAGGGCGCTGGAGTTAGCCGCCACGCTTGTCTCGGTGGCCGTTGCTCCGGTCGTTACGCCGCGCTGCGCCTCGCCCATGCCCGCGTTGCGGTTCAACTGGTCCTTGAAGACTTGCACCGATTCGAGCTGCGACTGGTGAGCGCCGCCGACTGCGATCTGGACAACCTTGTTCTTGTCGAAGCCCGTGACCGGGATGACGAACTGGTCCGCGCTCGACTTGATCTGTTGCGCGAGCTTGGGGTCATCGCCGTCCACCAGAACGAGTTGCTTGAAGCTCTTGCTGGAGTCCTTGTAGGCCCTCGCGTGCATATTCAGGTTGCGAGTCTGCGCCTCGACTGCCAGCAGCGGCGAGAGGCGGTTCGACTCGCCAGGGACCGGGTACGCGCCGATGTAGGTGTACGGACCCCAGCGAGGGCCATAGTACGAGCGCGGCTTGCGAATCCAGTTGTCCTTGAGCTTCTGGTCGGCGTTGCCTGTCTGGTCGCGGGCGACGGTGTAGATCATCCCGTTGAAGCCCGCGTCTCGGGCCTCGTCCATCGAGTCGTACTCGTCCTCGTCGTACTGCTCGGGATACCAGATCTCGTACAGCACGACCTCGTTACGGTCAGGGGACTCGCCACGAATCCTGCGGCGCTCTGTCTCCTTCTCCTCGCTGGTCGAGATCTTGTCGAGCATCTTCTCGTCCCAGGTTTCGGGGGACTCTTTCGCTTCCGCGAGGAGGTCTTCCTTGTCCCGGACGTAACGGTGCCCAGCCCAGCGCCAGTCCATCGGCGTTCGACCCACGGGGTCCCACACGAACGAGTCCGTGTCAACGTGCGTGACCCGCGGCATATGCGGCACGTTGTTTCCGAACTGCGGGGGGCGTGACGGGCGCACGCCATCGCCGCCATCCTCCTCCTCGAAGGTTGTCAGCAGGACCGTGTGCAGGAACAGGAAGTCCACTGCGCTCGGGACCAGCACCTTGCGGAACTCCGTGTCCACGCACCAGCGGTTCAGACCGTGCCGGATGGCGTCCGCGACCTGCTTCTGCTGGCCGAGCCTGCGCGACTTCACTTGCACGCGAGGGTTGTTGAAGACCAGGCGCGGCAAGAGGTACGAGGTGTACTCGAAGTAGAAGTTCTCTGGCTCCTCCTTCTCGCCCATGCCTCGACGGTTGTAGTACGGGCCGCTGTAGCCCTTCACCATCTCGTCTTTGTAGTGGGTGACGTTCTCTTGGTTCCTGACCCCGGCCTCCAGTTCGGCAATCAGTGCTTCGGGTGTTGCTTCGAGCATGGTTCTAGTCCGTGAATGTGATGCCGTCGTGACCCATCAGGCCACCGAACGACTCGGGAGGAAGCGCTGGCTTGCGCTTCGGGGGTGTTAGGTCGCGCTGCCACAGGAAGTCGCAGCCGTACATGGCAGAGTCAATCGCGTGCGCGTCACACAACGGGTCTTCCTCGTCCTTCACGACTTGGCCGTCTTCGGCCTTGCGCCAGGTGTAGGTCAGGACCTCCATGCGGAGGTTGTGCGGCTTGCGCTTGGCGATGCGGTCGGGATCGGGCGAGTGCAGCAGCGTGTCGTGCGCGATGTACCACGCGGGCTTGCCGTTGTTCAGCTCGATCTCGGGGCGCATGGCGCGGTCCACCAGCATCATCTGCGCGAGCCTGTTCTTGCGCTCTGTTGCGCGAACGTAGCCGCGACCCTCGTAGTTCGGCTTCCGCAGTAGCCCGTTGAGCGTCTCGATGCTGCGCGGCTCGGCACTGTCCGCGATCACCACGCGCATCTCGCACTCGAACTCTTCCTGGCAACGCTTGTTCGCTTCAGTACACATCTCGGCCCACCAGTCGAGAGGCTTTTGCGTGTGGTACGCCTCGAAGATGCAGTAGACGCGGCGGTCGGCATCGACGCCCCACACGGTCAACGCTCCAGGGTTGCGGTATCCCCAGTCCATCGCGCCGAACGCCCACTTGATCTCGGGCAGCTCGCTGCGCTCGATGTAGTGGAGGTCGAGGTCGAAGCTGTCGAAGATCAGGCCGTCCGCGCTGACCCATTCGCCGCGCAGTAGTCGCGCTCGGCGTGGTCCGCTCAGGTGCCCGAGAGCGCCTCCGACGTACTCGCTCCCCATGTCCCTCCACCTTCTCTTTTGTAGGTCCCACAGGAACGGGTTTTCCCAGTGCTTCGACTTCAAGCGGCGCATCAAGGGCTTGTCGGTCGCCTCGTCCTTCTCCTCGGGTCGCTGATTGAGCCAGTGGTACAGCGAGTCCGGGTTGGTCGAGGCGATCATCTGCTGCCAGGGCATCTCGCCGTTACGGTTCGTCCGCAACAGCGACTCCCACGCATCCAGCGATACCTCGAACGCCTCTTCCACCCACACGATGTCGTACTCGGTAGAGAACGTGCGACCCGGCTTGTCGAGCCCGCCGAGAATGATCTCCGAGCGTCCCGAGTAGGTCACGCCGCCGACCACGCTCGTTGCATAGGGGTAGGTGTAGCCGTCGCGGTGCGCTCGCGTTGCGCTCGTCGCGGTGAGGATCGGGTGCTTCTCGCCCCAGACCTTGTTCTCCAGCGTGGCCTGGACCGACTCGCGCAGCGACTTGAGCGTCTGGCGGCAGGCGAGGACCCGGATGCCCGGGAACAGGTTGCAGAGCGTGTCGATGTACTGCGCCACGCCCCGCGACTTGCCCGTTCCGGCAGGGCCCTCGATCAGCGTCTCCTTCCACTCACGCCCCAGGCGCACCATCTCCTCGACATCGCCGTTTGCGTATGCCTCGATGGGCGCGAACAGCTCCGCGCTCGCGCCATAGGGGGTGTAGGTCAGTGTGTGCAGACTTTGCCCATCAGTTTCGTCATCAGATCGGTGACTCGCTCAAGCTGTAACGCCAGCTCCAGCACCTGTTCTTGCATTGCGTCGATGCGCTTCTCTAGGTCGGCCTGCGCGGAGCTGACGTAGCTCGCCTCTTGGCTGGACCGCTTATCCCTGTTGCTGTCGAACCACTGCTGCTCCTCGGGCATCCACATCCTGCTCATATCGCTTCTTCCTCTCGGTCGAGTAGCGCGAACTGCTCCGCGAGTTCCTCGCACATCCAGTAGACATCCTTCCGCTTCGGCCCCTCGGGGCGCACGCTCGCCGTGTCGCCAGCGGCGGACTGCACGCGCCATCGGAACCAGCCCTCGTCGTCCATCGCGGCGCTCAGGTACTTCCAGCCGCGTGAGCTGCATTGGTCGCGCATCAGCGCGCACACCGCGTCGTAGTCGGCAGCGGTGAACTGCACTAGCTCCGCCTCGACATCAGCGGCAGCGTCTCGACGGAGTAGACCTGGCTCACCGCGCCGCCAGCGACGAGGTTGAGCGTGACCTCGAACCGATACCGTCGCCCGCCTTGCAGCCGCACCGTGTCGTTGTCGTAGGTGTAGCGGAAGTTGTACCCCTCCGAGTCCTCGCGCCATCGCGCATCGGTTTGCAGCGTGTCGAACATCACATCGGCGGAGGCGACCGGCGCTTGCCACACCCAGTCGCTCGACCCGTCCGACTCATCGAAGACCGTCACTTGCGCGTCATAGACATCGGCCTGGACGAACGGGGCGAACTCCTCGTCAACGAAGCGAGCGAGGAACGTCGGCGTACCGTCCTCGGGGATCAGAGCGTGAGCGATCATGCGGGCACCTTGAACGGCGGGGATAACTTGCGGAGAGGAGATCCCGACGCGCTCGGCGTGCGGGAACGTGATTGCGGCGTTGCTAGTCATCGGCTGTTAGACCAGTGGTTGCGGCCTCGGCCCTCGCGGGGGGATGTCGGTGTGTTCGGGTCGAGGAGGTCAGGGTCCAGGCTCATCGGCTCCTCCTCCTCCCAGCTATGGTCGGGACGCTCGCGGGTCGAGTTGCGGTACTCGTTCCACTTGAGCTGACCGCTCTGGGTCGAGGGGACGGGGACGGGGACGCAGATCGGGAGGCGTCGGGCGAGAGTCATGCCAGCACCACTTCCAGTCCAGGGGGAATTCGCTCGTCCACGACGAGCTGCGTGTAGAGGTCGTTGAACTGTTCACGCTGCGCTGCGGTCAGACCGTCGTACTTCTCTTGAATCGTGTCCGTCACCGGATCGCCGGGGCCCGCCGTGTAGAACAGGTCGTTGCCCTCTAGGTTGTCCGTGTTCATGTCGAACAGCGTCCATTGCCAGGTGACTAGCGGTGGAGCGGGGACTGATCCTGCGCGAACCCACAGGAGCTTCCACCCAGCCTGGTTCTGCATCGAGACGAATCGAAGACCGGGACCTTGAGCCTCGGAGAACGGGTCGGCGGAGTAGCCGTTGATGTATGCGTCCTGGCGGTAGTGCGAGCGACCCGGGGCCTCGACGCTAGAAACGCCATCGGCCAGTGCGGGCGTTCCGTAGATCGGCTCCTCCGCAGGGATCTCCGTGCCCGTCCAGCGACACATCGCGGCGAACAGGTCCTCGATTCCCGTTAGCCCGCCCCAGTAGCGCGGAGTCACTCCGTCACCGGGAGACGCAACGGCTGGACCGTTGACCACGCACACGCTCCCGATGCTGCCCTGCCACGGGCCGCGCTTCGCGTGGCTTGAGTTGTACGGCGTGGTACTAGGAATCGACCGGTCATTGTTCGCGTGCGACTGATACGCGGAGGGCGATCCGTTGTCGTTGATGAACACGATCATCGTCGGACGAGGCGAAAGTCGGGCTGTCGCCACTAGCGCCGCCAGGGAGGAGTCCGTCGCCTCGGTCATCGCCTTCACGCGCAACGCCATCTGTATCGTGCCGTCATACGCCAGGTCTTCTGGGTCGGTCGGGTCTTGGATCAGGTTGTCCTCACCGTTGGCGTACTCGGCGGTGATGGACGGGTCCGCCTTTGCCAGCCCGTCTATCCCGTAGGTGTGGTAGTTGCTCCCAGACAGAGCCTTTCCGCCGTACCAGTCCCACCGTTCGTCCGGAGAGTGCGGGAGATGCTGCCACATCACGGAGATCCACGGTTTCCCAGCTAGGTCCGCATCGCGCATCGCGGTCGAGACATCTAACGTGTAGCTCGACAGCGAGTGGCCCGTCCCCCTCTGCATCGAGAACGCCGCAATCGGAGGGAGGGGGGTCCGCACATCGTGTACGTGGTGGAGCCAGTTGTTGTGGTGATTGTGCCCTGGGACCTCGACCTCGAACCCCGGCACAGCGCCAATGTTGTAGAGGTGCCCGGAGTAGTACGTTGCGCCGCCGCGAGTGACCGGCTGCTGGGCGCACTGACTAGATTTCTCCTCGCCGTCAGGGAGGCCGAGAAAGCTGCTCTTCCAATGCGCCGTGATGTGCCACTTGCCGCCGAGAATCCTCTCGTAGTGGCTGCCCTGCGCCTCCATCAGCTGGAATATCGTCTTGCCGTTGAAGCTGACGGGATCGCCAGTGAGCGGGTCGTCCGGCGCGTTCGCCTGAATCGCGGCCCCGAGCCCGTGGTCGATGTTGTTGCGCCCCGTCATCGTGCTGGCTCGCGTGGGACTGCACATCGCCGCGACATTGAATCGCTCGCAGATCAGCCCGTTGAGGGCGAGGTCTTTCAGCGCGGGAATCGGCGGGTACGCGAACGACGACACTCCCGGCTGCGCGGCGCGGTCGAGCCACTGGTTGCCGTAGGTGGGGTCGATTGGCCCCCAGCGCGGGTCGTGGATCTCGTAATACTCGCGCCCCACATCGTCGTTCATCACCAGCAGCACGTTGTAGAGCTGGCCGATGTCGATGGAGGACTCGTCCACGCAGACCGCCAGCTCGGGCGCGATGATTGCCGCGACGGGAAGCTCCGCGCTGATCACGCTCGACCTGTTGCGCTCTCCTGGCAGAACCGAACTCGCGGGGGGCTCGCCAGCTAGCAGACTCGACCGCTGGGGCTCGCCAGGGAGGAGGCTCGACCGATCTACCACGGCTACGCCTCCGTGGTGCTAGTGCGGACCTCGGCTGACCCTTCGAGGACGGCGAACGGGACGCCCGCGCCGTTCTCGCCTACGAGATCCCACTTGTGTGTGCCGAGCTGTTCGTCACACACAA